AGAAAGAGAAAGTAGAAGTTGGAAAAGCTCGTGCTAACGCTTTACGGGAATATACGTATAATCCTATTGCACAGGGTATAATTCCACCAAGCGTATTTTACGAATATTTTCTTGGATTTTCTACTGAACAAATTACTCTTACCAATGCAATGCGTGATGAAATTATAAGTGAAGAGGAACTTGCAAATAAGATAATTGAAACTATTGAAGCTGAAACAAAAGAGGATGCAAGTCCGTTTGGACAAGGACAAGCCGGACAGCAGAAGGAAATATAATGGAACAAGTTGTTACATATAGTGAAGCCGTAAGACAGAATTACGATCCAACGCATACCACAACTTTACGTAATGCGTTTGCCCGTGATATGAAACGACGGTTTCGTGAAATTGTAGGGGCTATAAAAATAGGTGTTGATAAACGTGATTGTTTTGGATTGAAGGAGAAAATACATACTTTACAGGTTACTCCTCCGGCTGAAGAGGCTTTTGCTTTTGTTCGTAGTTCTGCTAAAGTGTCAGGTTTTATGAAGTGGTTAAATCAGCAGGTAGAAAAAGGATTACTTACTGTTGCAGAATTAGAACAAGTTGGGTCCAGTGTTGAAGCCGTTTGGATGAATTTGTATTTGTTTGATGCTTATAAACGGGGAATTATACGGGCTCGTTATGAAATGCGTAATGCAGGAATGAATATTCCTCCAATTGAAGAACAAGGTGGTATAGGAATGGTCATGGGACTTCCTATGCATATTGATCGGTTGGGGCTTATATATACCAGAGCTTACACCACATTGAAAGGGATTACTGATGCAATGGATAATGTAATAAGTCAAATACTTGCACAGGGATTGGCTGAAGGTGATGGGCCGGCTTTATTGGCACGTAAGTTAGTGGCTGCTATTGATGGTACCGGGCTTGGAAAACTTGGAATAACAGACAGTATAGGAAGATTTATACCGGCTCAACGTAGAGCTGATATGCTTGCCAGAACTGAAATTATACGAGCTCATCATTTAGCAACAATACAGGAATATCGGAATTTTGGGGCATTGAAGATACATTTGAAAGCTGAATGGAATACAGGGAAAGATGATAGGGTATGTCCTATTTGTGCAGCACGTGAAGGAAAAGTTTATACTCTTGATGAAGCGGAAGGAATGATCCCGGCTCATCCGAATTGTTTTATTGATCCTCAGATTCCAATATATACTTCAGAAGGATGGAAACCTATTGGTCAAATTAAAGTAGGAGATTTGGTTTTAACACATAAACGAAGATTTAGAAGAGTTTATGCATTACCAAAACATAATGAGAAAGCTGATGTGACAACTTTAAGATTTAAGGGTACTTTGCAACAAATATCTATGACAAGCAATCATCCTATTTTTATGTCTGATGGGAATTGGAAAGATGCAGGTTTGTGTAAGCCGGGGGATTCAGTTATGATATTAGGCAATGTTTGTAAACGATGTGGAAAACCTACTCCATATTTTAAGAAATATTGTTCTCGAACTTGTTTAAGTAAAGATATTACAGATAAACAATGGAGTGATCCTAATCACAGAAAAATTGTGTCTAAAAAGAATAGGGAATCTATGATTCATCAATATAAATCTGGAGAAAGAAATGGTGATTTGATTACGAAAAAAGCACATGAAAAAATTCAACAAATGGTGAAAGAAGGAAATCATCCTTTTCAAAGACCTGAAGTGCGAGATGTGATTAAGCAAGTAACTAATCTTCCAAAGCATAGAAAACCAAGTTCTGAAAGAATGAAGAAAAATAATCCTATGCATGATCCTGTAATTGTAGAAAAGGCAAAGCGGAGTATGAAGGAGTTTTATATAAATAATCCTGAAAGAAGATTAAATGCTTTGATGGCTAATCATAGAAAAAGTGCAAATATGACTTGGATAGAGAAAAGGATGAGTGAACTTTTGGATAAGATGGGTATCCAATATGTTTATCAATACCCTATTCTAAACTACAATGTGGATTTTGCAATTCCAGGATTAAAGATCGCTATTGAGTGCGATGGAGAGTATTGGCATCAGGATAAGGAGAAAGATGATATACGTGATAGAAGAATAGAAAAAGAAGGATGGTCAGTATTACATTATACAGGGACTAAAATTAATCAATGTTTAAATGATATAGAATATGAATTATCGAGAGTGTTATGTAATCATTTGGGAGAATATAATTTAGTTCCTTATAAAATTGATTCTGTAAAGAATTGGACATTGAGTAGATCAATGCCTATGTATAATTTAAGTGTTGAAGAAGATGAATCTTATGTAGCAAAGGGTATAGTTGTACATAATTGTAGATGCATTTTTCTGCCATGGAGTGAAAGATTATTAGAATATGAAAAATAGGTTTGTCATAGTAGTAACTCAACGGAATGCTGCTCCTTTTATAGGGGATGATTATATTTTGGAGTCTTTAGAAAATATAGTAATTTTAAAGCCGGAAGGTGATTTTGATCTTAAAGAGATAGTTTATATGAATAAGCCGGTTTATTTAAACTTAAAACGATAGGAAAATAGATGCCTAAAGGAGTATATATACATAAAAAGAATCGTGTTTTTTCAGAAGAGCATCGAAGAAAAATATCTGAATCTTTGAAAGGTAAAAAGTTTTCAAAGGATAGAAGATTGCGTCTATCTTTATCGCATAAAGGAAAACCTAATCCCAATAAAGGGAAGCATGGATTATTTACTCATACGGAAGAAGCAAAACAAAGAATAAGACAATCGAGTTTGGGAAGAAAATATCCTAATAGAAAGAAAGTAACAGAGGAAACTAAGTTAAAGCTGTCATTAAAAAGTAAAGGAAGAAAGCATTCAGAAGAGGCTAAAGAGAAGATACGGAATTTTTGTTTGGGTAGAAAAAGACCTGAAATGACTGGAAAGAATAATCCAATGCATAAACATCCGAATGCATATAAATCTAAATTTGGAAAAACAGGGTATAGAAAGGATTTGGGAGTTTTTGTAAAATCTTCTTGGGAAGCAAATGTATTTAGAATTTATAGGTATTTGGGATATACAGTTCAATATGAACCTAAATCATTTAAGTTATCGAGTGGCAAAACGTATAGACCTGATTTTTATATAATCGAATTGGATTTATGGATTGAAGTTAAAGGGAGATGGCTAAAAGATGCTTATGAGAGATTTTTAAATTTTAAACAAGAATATAGTACATTGTTTATTCAAGTTATAGGACCGGATAAATACAAAGAAATGATTAAGAAGTATAAATCTTTAATCTATTTGGAGGGATAAAACTATGTGGACTTCGGGGGATGTTGATGAACATAAAAAAGGACTCACTGCTGAACAAAAAAAGAAGTGGGTAAAAATAGCTAATAAAGTTTTATTAGATTGCCTTGCAAAAGGGGAATCAGATAAAACTTGTGCTCCAAAAGCTATTCGTATAGCCAACAGTTCAATAGGTGCAAATGAATCATATTCTTTTGTTGCTAATTTCCAAACCGGCTATCAGATTGATAAACGAAAGCGAGAGAATCGTGATTATTTAGTTATCCCGGTTGTTATGATGGTTGAAGGAGTACATGCTGGAAGTCAGGGAGCCGTGTACCATTCAATAGATGAACTTGGGAAAGTTCCTGAATCTTGGAATGGTCGTCCAATAGTAATTGATCATCCAATGATTGATGGGATTCCTGTATCGGCTAATGATCCTGAAATTCTTGAACAATGTGGTATTGGGAATGTGTTTGATACATTTGTGGATGGTACGAAATTAAAAGCCAAAGCATGGATTGATGAATTGAAATTACAGGAGATAAGCGTTGATTTATACAACAAAATAGTTGAAGGGGAAGAATTGGAAGTGAGTGTTGGTGTATTTACGGATAATGAAGATGTGGAAGGTATATGGCAAGATGAAAAATATACCAAAATTGCACACAATCATCGCCCTGATCATTTAGCAATTCTTCCTGAATCTATTGGTGCTTGTTCGTTGGCTGATGGATGTGGACTTGGAGTAAACCAAACAAATAATGATATGGAGATAACTAAATTACTTGAAAATTCTAAGATCAAGGATACCGTCCTATCGTTCAGTAAGGAGGGATTCTTGCTTTCTCATATCGGGGATTATCAATCTAAAGGGTATAGAGAAAAGATGGATGCTGTGTATTCTGCCCTTCGGGGTTTGGATCGAAATGGAAAATACCATTATCTTGAAGAAATGTACGACGATTATCTTGTATATAATCAAAGTTCAGATGATGGTTCAACGTTATACAGGCAATCTTATACGTTCGAGAGCGGGAAAATCGAACTTACAGGGGACCCTGTCGAAGTCCACAAACAGGTGGATTATATTAGTATTAACAAACAATCAAAGGAGGTTAACATGACACAGAAAAAGAATCCGTGCCCTGCCTGTCTTGAAAAGGTAAATGCGCTGATTGCCAATGCGGAATCAAGCTTTGCCGAAGCTGACAGGGAATGGCTCGAAACACTTTCTGAAGATCAACTTGATAAAATTGCCCCAAAGGTGATTGAAAAAGAGGTCGAAAAGAAAGTTGAAGTCGAAGTGAACAAGCTCACTCCTGAAGATCAGGCTGCTCTTGCCTTTGGTAAAAAGCAGCTGAAGGAAAGGAGAGAGAAGTACATTGCAGGAATCCAGGCAAATGCTAAAGACATTTGGCCGGCAGAAAGGCTGAAAGACCTGGATGATGATATGTTGGAAAGAATTCATAATTCGGTAGTGAAAGAGGAAGAAGCTCCTGCTGATTATTCACTCTATGGTGCTGGAATACGCAGACCTGAAAGTGCTGATCAGGAAGAACCTTTGCTTCCTACTGGATTTGGTATGTCTAAAGAAAAGTAGGAAAAGGAGGTAAAAAATGGCAACTACTTATAACACAATTAAACTGAAAAAATATCAGGATATTATTGAGGAATATGCAGCAGCGTCTGTAATTACTCCCGGTAATCTGATAGAACTCACTTCTTCTGGAACGGTACAGAACCATTCCACAGAAGGCGGGAATGCTCTACCAATGTTTGCTCTTGAAGATGAACTTCAGGGTCGTGGCATTGAGGATGACTATGCAGCTGCTGATAAAGTGCAGTGCTGGGTTGCTCAACCT